CAAACACGTCAGTTGATAATTCTTTTATACGCACCATGTCTTCTTCTTTGCGCGGATCCAATAAATACCCTTTGCCTGCTTCGTCAAGAAACACTTTTTTAACGATGTTTGTGTAAGCATCTTCAGCAAACATTGCAACTTTTGCGCCGTCTGGTCCACTATATGAAGAATACATTACACCACCAAATTCTGATCCCATAAGTTTTCTTTGATCTTCAATCCAATCAAGCTGCATAAATTCAATTTCATTTTTTTCCATTATAGTTTCATGACCTTCCATTTCAGATCTAACTGTTTGTTCAAAATTTGAAAATTGTTCTTTTGTTTCCGCATTAAATAATGTTGAGCCATTAGCTCTTTTATAATTATTTACCGCGTCAATTATACTAAGAGCTTTGTCGTAATCAGCGTCAGGATCGCCTTTAATTGTAAGTTCAGAAATAACTCCCATTGCTGTATTTAAAACTAAACCATTAAATTCAACTCCTTGTATACCAGCAAGCATAGTTGCGTTGCCTCCTTCAGCATCAATTGCTTCATACAATTCTGTAACATCGCCACTCATTGAAAATTGATCAAAACCTTCAGTAACAACTGTACTTATATTTTTCATCATTACAGCTTTTTGATCTTCACGCATACTTGATGCGTAACTATTTCCAAGATTTGCATTTGTTTGCGTAACGTAAGTGTCTAAACCTTTTTTAAAGAAAACACTTTCCATTTCTAAATTTTGACTAAAGTATTCAGCGTCGTAGTCGTTGCTCCACGCCATATATTGACTTCCGTCTTTATCTATCCAATTTTCATCATCAGCTTTATTAGTATTAATCCACTCATTTAAAGATGTTTGTTTTTGTATGCCATATTGTATTCCATACGCTTTACCTTTTGCATTATCAAATACTGATTGCCAATACGGCGATTGTGTACCGTCAAGTGTTCCGTTTTTTACAGCTTCGGCGTAAGATTTTACGTCAGTTTCTCTTGCAGCTATTTCAGCTTCATCTGTTGTCTTTTTTGTAATTTCTTTACCTTTGTATTCGGCGTACCTATTTAACGCAGGGGTAATTGATGTTTTTAGCGCATCTGCAATTTGCATTAACTCGTTAGTTTGACTAACACTAGTTTTGCCTTTAAATGTTGTTTGGTAACCCATTACGTTTGTCCATAGCCTCCAGATTTATAAGTTGCAGTTGTGCTTAAACCAGCGCCAGCAAGTTTAAGGCCAAACGCCGCAGCACTTGGTCTATTAACAGCTGGTTGGTTATTCCAATTGCGACTAAACGCTGCATAAGCATCTTTTCGTGCATTCATATAGCCAATATTTGAATCATTTAAGCCAGAATCAAGCAAGTTCTGGTCCATATCGTACTCAAAACCTATATCTCTAAGCATTGAGTACATCATACCAGTACCTTCACCAGCATTATTTCTAGCTGTTGCAAGTTCTGCACGTTTATCTCTTTGTATTTTAAAAGATTCTCTTGCAGCTTCTTCATTGTTTCTAATGCGTTCAGCTTCAATTCTTGTAATGTCTTCTGTATGAGCTTCTTGAGCACTTATTCGAGCATTTGCGTTTGCTGCTGCTTGAGCTTTAGCTTGATCTTTTTGTCCTTGATACTCCATTGCCGCCGAGCCTGCATTTACTGCAAACGTTGCTGCTGCAAGTGTAACTGGATCACACATTTAATTTTTCCCTTATCATTAAATAAAACTCCTGATTTTTAACTCCTATTTTTCTTTTTTCTCTTACTTCAAAGCCACAAAATTGTAGCCATTTTAAACTTTTCCAATTTGCTGGGTGTACCCAATTGTAAACAACTTCATACGGCTTGTGCAAATCGTTAACGTATCTACGAGACTCTTTTAAAAATTGTTTATTAATTTTGTCAATGCCGTCGCTTCCTAACAACCATATTACGCCATACTCTTCAAAATGTGGGCAATCTCCAACCCCAAACATTCCAATAACTTTATCTTCATTTACAATTGTTTTTGTCTGTGTGCCTTTGCCGCCAAAACCTCCAAGCAACGCGTCAAGTGCATTTGTTTCACGTGCCGCATTTAATTCTTCTACATCTATTTTTCTTAAATTATGGCTTAGCTCATACGCATCTGCTAATTTAGAATCTCTAACCCACGCAACCATTATGTTCGTTGTGACCTTCTATTATAAAAAGCTTCATATTCAGCTGCAACTAAATGAAACGGTAAATGACTTGTTGATTTAATTGTAACGTCATGTGCATCATTTTTTGCTAAAATTGGAATATTAAATGTGCCTGATAAAATTGTTGGTGTGCCAAGTAAAAATGAAGGATTAGTAATTATTCGGCCATTAAAAGTGTATGTTCTTGTATCGCCATTTGCTGGATCTACTTCAATTGTAAAAAAGCCTGAGTTTTGATAATCAAGTTTCATACTACGTACTTGTAATCTGCCTGATGTAACCGCAATACTTCCTCTTGGTGTTTCTTCTCTTAAATAAAAAGTTGAAAATTTGTATTTAGTTAAAAATTGTGTACCAAAATAAACTGATGTATGGTTGCCCTCAACGTAGTAAGTGGCGCCAGAATTTGAAATTACTAAGTCAGCGCCATTTGTAGCATCAACAGCCACCAAACTTGTTTTTTCGCCGTATGGCATTGTAAATTGTGTTTTGTCGGTAGTACTATTATAAGATCCACCAGTAATTTTTACTCGATGATCTAAAGCTACTTTAAATGTTAATGCGTCGTCTTTTAAATTTTGTAAATCTATTGTAAATAATTTAAATTTACTTCCGTCATTTGCGTACAAATAAATTGTACTTTCAACAACAAACATTCCAACAATTGTTACATCAAATTTCCATGTAGACCAAGACGCTTGAATTTTTTCATTTGAATCCCAAAAATATTTATAAACATAAATTTCTTGATTTTTTGCAAATAGCATTGTGTCTTCCATTGGAGCACTTGCAAACGTTTTTATTTGACTTGGTAAATATGTACTAACACCAGCTGTAATATCAACTGAGTCATTTGTTAAAGTGTCGTTGTCAGCATAGTACTCTCGTATTGCAGAAAACTCGCCACGCTTTTGTACAAAATAAATGTAGTTTCCTACGGGTATTGGCTCGTTAGCTGCATCATGCTCAAACGTTGTTGTTGCATCAATTGAAACTGAAGACGGCGTAAGTGTTCCGTCACTAGATTTTAAAATAAATTGTGTAGTATCAGAAAATAATAAAAGCTGCTCATTGTACTCTACTGCATGTTTTAATGTTGATACTTGCATTGACGATGCAGCAATATCAACTGGATCTGTATCAAGTGTATCAGTGCCAGTAGTTCTAAAGAAATTATAGTATTCGCCGTTTTCACTTAATGTAATATTTTCGCCATTTAAAAATCCTAAACGGTTTTTATAAAATACAACATTGTTAATTTGAACATTAATAAAACTTGGATCTGCATTAGTGTACTCATCACCTGATGTTCGTAAACCCCATGCAAGTTGTTGAAAAGTAAATGTGCCGTCGTTATTATTAATAAGAGCATGAGGCATAGTTGTTGGATCTATACTTGTTTTAACTCCCGGACCAACACACTCTTCCCATATTCCTTCTTGCTTAAAATCAACGTAGTAATCTGATAAGTTGTCGCCTTGATCTCCAGTAATTTTAATAATAGTATCGTCAGCTGCATAAAATGGTAAATCAATAAAATCTTGTACTTCGTCTCTTACAGCATACATGGCTTTACCACCATAACCGTCAGCAGTTTTAACCGTATAATTTACATTTCCGTCTGTTGGCTTAATATCTAAAACTGATGTGTAAATTACTGTTGTAAAGTAACTTGTAATTCCTGAATAATTTTTAAGACCTTGTGTTGTACTTAATGTTGCACCAGTATCTGTTCGCACAGTTTTAAAACCAATACCGTCTGCCGTACTTGCCCAATGCGTTGACGAAGTTCCAAAACAAAGTATGTCTACAATTTTTGAAGTATCTCTAAATTTAGCATCAGTGTCATAAGCATTACCAGTAGGCATTTGAAATTGAACACCAATTTCGTAACTCATACTTGGGTGTTTAACTCTAACTTCGTACATTGCACCGTAATTTGAAAGCTTTGCGTATACCATTGCACGCTCAATTTTTGCAGCTGACACAGTAGTTAACATTTGCGGTTTTATTGAAGTGTTTACAACAAACGTGTAATCAGCCACAGTAACGTGTTTAAACATGTCTTCTGGATTAGAAGCATTTAAATAAGTTTTACCATTTGGAAAATTAACGGTTTTTTCAACACCACTTAAATTGTGCACGTCTACATCGCCGTTTTGAAATAATGCAGTAAATGCCGTGTCAGCATCACGTTGTATGCCAACTAATAAATTTGATGTGGAAGTAGCACTAGTTGCAAGAGTTGCACTGTACTCTAAAGGTGGGCGTTTTGTAAGTCCTTCAACCAATCTTGATTGAGCGTTTTCTTGTAGTTCAGATTGAGTAATGTTTCTCTGTGTTGCCGTTTGTTGACTAATTCCATTAATAAGATTTGGAATACTTTGTGAAATTAAAGCCATTAATAAGTTCTGCGTCCTGTTCTATTGATAATATTAAAAACTTGGCTAGTGTCTCTTAAAACGTTGTAATCAGCTGTTGCTGCATCAATTCGTTCTGCATCAATTAAAGCTTGTTGTTCATCAAACTCTGTAAAAGCTTGTAGTTCTGTTGAACCAACAACTCGTGCTTGAAATTTTCTACCAGCGCGTGTAACAATTAATTTTCTAAATACTTCTGGTATTGCTTCAAATTTTTGTATTGTAATTTGGTCAATTGTTGGAGCAGAAGTAAATTGGTCTGTATGGTTTTCTAAATCGTAAATAAAGCCGTCTCTTAAAACAATATTGTATTGTGATGTGTAACCTTTAGCAGCATCAAGCTGAACAACGTTACTTGCTACTGGAATTTTACCAGTGTCATCAATTGTAGTTTTTTTGTTTGTATCAGTATTAAAATGCCAGCCTCTTGATTGCACTTCAACATTAGTTTCATCTAAAATTTGTATTGCCTGTGCTACATCAACACCTGTTTGGTTAGTGATAGTATTAATTGGAGCTTCACCAATAATACTAAGTAGTGTGTTAACGGCTTGTAATTCTGTTGTTGCAGTAATTCTAAATGTCATAAAAATCCTTAATAAAAAAAAGGAAGCAGCCTTTCGACTGCTCCCTTTGTATAATCGTAATTATAAAGCTTACGCTTCTTTAATTCCGACTGCCGCTTCCGGTCTTAATACACCATGTCCCATAGCATATTTTGCAACCATTAGCGTTCCTTGTCTACGAATGTCGTATTCGCTTTCAACAGCTAGATCCATTAATTTAACAGTTCCAGCAGCTGAAGGGTGACATACTAGTGCAACGTAGTTGCTAAGGTTTACAGCTTGTGGATTTGACACAGAAGCTGAAGTACCTGCATCAGGTTGTCCAGTAGTTATGTTAGCAGATATAAAGTGAGGTGTTGGAATTAATTCAATTCCAGCAACTTTCATTACTTTACCTTCTGCAACGCCACCATTAGCGCCACCGCTGAAATCAATGTTTACAGCGTTTGTAGCGTTAGCTAGTTTGTAGTACTCTTCTAATCTAATAAAGCACTTACGTCCTTCTTTTGGTACGTAGTGTGAATCAAGATTTGAAGCAGCATCAAACAATGAGTCAATCATTGCATTAGCAGCAGTAGCAGCAGTAGCAGAAGCGATACTTGTATTAGTTAATACAGTACCAGCGTCTCCGCCTGTTACATTTGCTGAGCCTTGCGCAGCTTGTCCAATTGTTTGTAGAACGTGTTTATCTTTTTGAAAAGCTAGTGCTCTACCAATTTCAGTAGAGTACGCGCTTCTTACGTCCCAATGGTTTTTAGCTTCTTCAATGTTCGATAAGAACACAGAGCTAAGTAGTAAGTCATTTATAGTAATGACCTTTTCGTTGTGGTTCACGTCAGATCCGGTGATTTCCGCACCAGCTGTGTGATAAGCCGCAGCGACTCTTCCCATAACTGGGAATGTTGCTGACTTACCGTTAGAAATGGATCTAACCATTTCCGCACCAGCTGTAACTGAAGCTTGTTCGAATGAAGTAAGTACTTCACCAGAGAAAACTTTCAGAAACAATGCGTCTTCAGTACCGGAAGCATTGACTCGACCCACACTTACGGGGCTAGCATTTGCCATAATCGTATTTCCTTTACTTTAGTTATTGTTTTAAAAAAGCTTCCACATAATTTCAGTTTTTATTCAAGATTGTCCTCCGTAGAGGGTCAAGTGTATTACACTCAATTAATGTTTCAGCGGTTGCCACCTAAAAAGGTTGCACAACTAATTATATAGAGCTATTAGATAGCTTTTTTTGTATTTCAGCTCGGTAAGCAGGATCTTTTGCGTAACGGGCATCTTTCATTGCTTCGGTTAATTGAGCCCATGATTCAAAACCATTTGCAGCATCGGGTGTATTTTTACCGGACACTAATTGGGGCTCTGTTCCATTAGCTGAATCGTACCTTGCTTTCAGTCCACCAACAGCTAATTTAATAGTGTCTAAGTTTCCTGAATTAACTGCGTCGTTGTAAGCAGCTATTTCGTTTGGTTGCAACGAATCTTTTGCCCATGAGACAAGTTCGTTGTAACTTTCATTACCACCAACACCAGCGCGTACTTCGTTTCCAATGTTGTTTGCAATTGCTTCTTGACCAGCAATAAATGCATCAACGTAGTCTTTGCTAATGCCGGCTTTTTCTAATGCAGCAAACGACTCTTCGTTTAACGTACCATTAGTGTCATACTCATTTTGCAACTCTTCCATATTTAATCCTGCAGCTTGTACAGCATTATCAGCAGCTTGATCTATTTCCAAATCGTTTGATTCAGTAGTAGCTTCTGGTGTTGCTTCTGGTGTTGTTTCTACTTTTTGACTTTGTTTTGTTTCCAACTCACTGTAAGCTTTTGCTAAGTCTTCTGCGCTACTGAATTTTTCAGGTAACCACTCAGGTCTTGCTTCAGTTGTTGGGGTTTCAACTACTTCAGGTTTTTCTGCTGTAGCTTCTTCTGTTTTTATTTCTACTTGTTCAACCAATGTCTACTCCTTCTTCTTTAATTATATCACCTGTTGTTTTTGCTGCTTGCGACGCAACTCCGGGAGCTGCTGCTGACATCGTATCAACAAGTTGATTATTGGTTTCAGCTTCTGCAGCTGCTTCGGCTTCTTCAGCCAATTGATCTTGAGACTTAATTAAGCCTTCAGTATCAATACCGTGACCAGTTGCAATACGCTGAATTAAATCAGTCATATTAAGCATCTGTACAATTTCTGGATTTACTTGAGCAATTTGCTGTATTTCCATTGTAAATTCTCTTAATTTTTGTAAGTCGTTGCCACGACCAAGTGCTTCAACACCTGTAATAATTGTTGGTCTAATTACACCTGAAGGCAGTTTTGGTATTTGACCTTTTGAAGTCATGCGTTTCATTAATAAACGTACAAGTGGCAATTGAAATTCTTGAGACAACAATGAATATACACCACCTAAAGCAGTTTCTAATTCATTTGCCATGTATCTTATTTCTTGAGCAGTAACTCTTTCAGCTTCTCTTTGTACTGCAGTATTTAATAAAAATGCGTAAGCCATGCGCTCTTCAAATCTTGAAATGGCATCTGCAACTACTCTTAAATCGTACTGTTTATCAGTTTGTAATGTTGTAACATCGTCTTGTGCACCTGTAATAATGTCACCATTTTGTGCTTCAGCTAAATCTCTTTTTTTAGTAGTAGAGTTTGGCCGAACCATAAATACAACTTTTGATGATGCTGCTGCTGATTCAATAAGTGATTGAGATAAACCTTCTAAAGATTTTAAATCTCCAAGATACTCTTCAACGTAAGATCTTCCATAGTCTTCGTTGTCCATACGAACCATACGCAAAACATTCCACGGAACATCGTCTTTTTTGTAATAACCTTCTGATTTTGGTATTTTAATATTGTTGGCTTCTTGGCAAACGTAATATTTATCTTTATCTATTAAACAAACTTTTGTGTAAACATCAACTGCTTTTGTTGAAACAATATCTTGTTCATTTTGCATTATTAAATTTCTTGTTTCTTCTTCAAATGCTAATGGCGAAACAGACTCTTTTACAACTAATTCTAATATTGAGCCTTCAGGATCACGGCGACAAACATATTGACTTAATGGAAATACGCGCATTGGTCCCTTTTTAGGCATGTGTACTAGCACGTTGCCAGCAATAATTAAGTGTTTTAAAGCTTCAAATACAGGAACGCGTATTGCAAGCTGTTCTATTTCTGACATTACTTCGCGTTCAATTTTTGCAAGTCCACGCTCAATCTCAGTTTTCATTTCAGGTGTTTGTTCAATTTGCTCTTTAGTTTCACCTTTTGTAACTAATCTAAAAAAGGGCTGGTTAGGTGGCAATAAAAGCAACAATAGTTTTGATGCTAAGTTATTTACGCCTCTGGCACCAACTGATTGATAAGGCGTATACAACTCGCTTGTGTGAGTCATTGAGTCATCAGGCAATACTGCCGGTAAAGTAAGCTCTGAACATTCACGAGCTCTATTTAAAAAGTTTTCGCGATATTCACGCATAGCTTCGTAGCGCTCTTTTGCCGTCTTATCTAAATGCATAAATTTTGATTTTAGTTAGGGATTGTAAGACCACTGTTGGTCATGCTGCCAGTACCTAAAGAAGTATTGAGTTTTTTAGTTCCTCGTTTATTCTTTTTTGCTTTAGCAGCTTTTTCAGAAAGCTCATCATCACCTTGTATTTCAATTTCAGGTGATTGATCTTCCATTGATCTTGCTCTGTTTACTACCGGATCAATTTTTTCAATTGGTGGAGGTGGTGGTGGAGCGGGTTGTTTTCTTGATCTACACATAATGTTCCTTAAGTTATTGTTAAGCCTGATTGATTCATATTACTTGCGTAATTGTTTTTTGCTAAACCAGACTTTAATTTAGCTTTATTATTTTCTTCTTTTAATTGTGCCGTTTTTTTAACAGCTTTTACCATAAGAGGATCGTTTTCTTTTATTGCTTCAGCAGGCTTTGGATCAAATATGTTACCGTTGTAGTGATCTTTGTCATAACCGCCGACCCGTTTTACAGGTGCAGCTGCTTGTCTACCGCCTAAACACATTATTATCTTGTTCCTTTTTAAGTCTAAGTAACCATTCCACTACGCTTCTTTGTCCGGCTTTAAATCGAATCTCATCGGACTTCATATCTAATGACGGATTAAAAGAAGGAAATGTTTCGTCGAGTATTGTAATAAGATCATTAATAGTTTCTGGCATTACAATTTCTTCAACTTCGGTTTGTTGATTATTCCTATAGAGGTATCTGTTATTTTTGTTTTTCATTGTCTTCCCACTCTTTAATTAAAAAATCGATGTATTGTCTTGCTTTTAATAAATCTTCAAGACCATTTTTGTATTTATGTCTCACTACGTACTTAATTACGTTACCAACACAATACGACAATTTGTTTTTCATAATAAAATCAATTGGCTGTATTGCGTGACGATTATAGTGCTTTGGATCTATGCTACTTTTTTTGGTTGCCATGGGTTTACCTTATGTGTTTTAAAATTATAGTCTTTGCGTCTTCTTAATATGTATGCAAGTTGAGCTTGTACTAATGCGTCAGCTTCAGTTAAACCAGCTTTTGTGTACGCTTCAACAATTGTTGCCCAATAATTATCAGTGTCTTCTAATAATTTAGCTGCTTTAGCAGGGCCAATACCGGGACAACCATTATAATTATCAGTAGAATCGCCAGTTAAACATTGAGTATAAAAGTGCATGCGTGCTTCGTCTTTACTTATTGTAATTACTTCTTCGCCGTCTATTGATAGTTGGCACGGTACGGTTTTTAAATCTTTATCAAGTGACACAACAATTGAATCTTTATTTGTTTGACTAAACAAACCAAGCAAATCATCAGCTTCTAAATTATCTTCGCAATGAGTTCTGTGATGATCTTCAACGTATTCTCTTAGTGAGTGTAAAATTAAAGGCTTGCGTTTAGACTTACGATTAGCTTTGTAATCTGGAAAAATATTTTTTCTATAATTTTTAGTTCCAGTTAAACAAATAATATAATCGTTAGTTCCTAGCGCGTCACACATCTTATCTATTTCGTCATTAAAAACTTTAACACCTTCATTTAAATCTGAATGAAGTGTAAATAAGTTTTCGTCCCACTCTGTAGTTACTTCACATTTTGAAGCAACTTGGTATAACGTTATATCTCCGTCAATTAGTAGTGTCGTCATTAAGTCTCCTTTTTAAGTCATTTGTGTAGGTGCTATGGTATGGCAAGTGTTAAAAGTTTTAATCCTCGCTCATCTCTGGATAATATTTTTTGAATATTTTTTCTGCAAACTTGCCCACCTGAATCACTTGACTCGGGTGGGCGCTGCTCATTACTAGGTTAGCCAAACGGCTTACCCAAACAACATTGCCCTTCGTGTAACCTCGCTCGGGGATTATACGATCTACAGAAGGAACAAAGTTGTATTCGCCAAACCAATTGAAATCAGTGCCAAGTGCAGGACACTTACAATCAGTTGGGAATATTTTAATTAAGTATTCGGCCGTTAAATCAAACGGTAAATTTTGTTTTTTTGATCTGTATCTTAATTTAACAACGCGCTGTGCTATTTTGCGGTCAATGAATTTCTGCCCAATTCGATCCAACTCGCGCGTCACCTGAGGTTTCAACTCTGAGTTGCAGCTTTTGTCCAGCTGTTCGAATAGACTTAACTGCTCTTTTAGAGACGTCATCTACTTTTTGTTGTGTTGTTTCAATAATAATTTCATCGTGAATCCAGCCAACAAGTTTTGTTTCTGAATCAAACATATCTTCTAATTCTATAATCCATTGCTTACACAAAATAGATCCTGCGCTTTGTAGCAAAGCATTTAATGCGCTAAACGTTGAGCGTACTGGTATTTTGCGTTTATCTAAGCCAAACAAATACCCACGTTCAGCTTTACTTTGAACATCTTCTTGTAAATTAGCCATTGCAGGAACGTTTGCTAAAAACTTTTCTCTTATTTTTTTACCTTCAGCAGCAGATTTGCCTAATAACTGACCAAGCTTTGCGTTACCACCACCATACAAATATGTGTAAGTCCAAGTTTTTGTAAGTGTACGAGTTTCAATACCAGTCATTTCTTGATTGTGTGTATGTATGTCTCCATTAACTACAATGTCGGCGTACTTACCGTTGTCGTATTTTGACATATAGTGTGCAAGCATACGTAATTCTAATGAAGCAGCGTCGCAACCAACAAGTACTTTATTTTTAGGTGCAACAAATAGCGCTCGACACTCTGGTCCATAAGGTGCGTAAGGTGCAGGTACTTGCGCAATATTTGGATTAGAGTGTGTCGCTCGACCGGTAACAGCGCCATTCGCATTAATGCTGCCGTGTATTCTATTTTTAGTTTCGTGTTTTAACCAAGCTTGTTTGCCTTCTGCTAACATGCCTAATCTTTTATCTACTAAAAAATATTTTGAAAGTAATTTAGCTTCAGGATATTTTAGACTACTTAAAATTTCTTCGTCCATTTTAGCTTTGCCGTCTGCTGTAAATGCTTTTGGTTTCCAATTGTGAATTGCTTTTAATCTATTACAAATGTGATCACGACTACCGGGATTAAATTCTATTTCTTTTACTTTAACTGTTGGAACACCTTTAACATAACCACGAGCTTTGTTATTAACTTTTGGTGTAAAAGGAGTTTCAACTTTCCAAGGTGGAAATGTTTTTTGTAAATCGATTAACAAGTCATTACTAATTTGTTTTAAATTACTGTTTAAATTTTGTGCAGCTTTTACATCAAAGCCAATACCGTTATTCATCATTTTAATACAAGCACGCTGTATGTCGTGTTCAAGTTTTAGTGATTGCTGCGAGTAGTTTTGTTCTATAATTTTTTTGTACAACGAATGAGTAACTTCTACATCTTGCTTACAATACTGCAACATTTCAGTTGTAAATTCTTGCCAGTCAGTTTCTATTTCGTCTTTTAATATGCCTAATCGAAAGCCCCAAGCTTTCAAACTATGTCTACCAATCATTGTAGTTGGAAAACCTTTTTTTGCTCTTGCAAAGTCTCGCTCTTTTATATCAGCCCAAATTAATCGAGTAGCAACTAATGTATCAAACACTTTGCCTTTGTATTTTAAATTTAAAACTTTTTCCATTGCTGGTATATCAAACGCCATAATATTATGACCAATTAATAGTTCCGCATTTTCAATAACAACTTTAAATTCTGAGTAATCTTTACCAAAGCAAGTAATAACTTTGTTGCTGTCGATGTCTTTAAGTACAATACAATGTACTGTATCTAAAGTATCAAGTAATCCATTTGTTTCTATATCTATACAATATTTCATTTTTCTCCTTAATGTACGCTAACTAATTCAACCTCAATAATGTTTGCATCTGGAAAGTCGAAGGACAATTCATTTAATGCTCCTGTAACTGCAACTAAATCATCAACAGTATGCACATAAATAATTGAAGTCTCTCGTTCGTATTCGGCTTTTAAAACGGCAGTTAAAACAAGTTCACTTAAATAAGTACTATATGTCTTCGTCGTAAGTTTTTTCATGCTCAACCAGTCTTCCTGTCACAGAGTTATAAAGTAGTTGGCCTGCAATACCTGTCTCTCCACTAAACCTATTTTTTAAAATGCGTATTGTAGTAACGTGTGCATTTTTTGTACTTTGTTGATTTCTTTCTAAACCAATAACAATGTCGCTTAGTTGACCAATGCCAGCTGAGCCACGCAATTGTGATAGTGAAGTTTGTGCACCTTCTTCGTGTCCTTTTTCTGCAGGTCTTTTTAAGTGTGATACAAGTATTAATCCAATACCAGTTTCCTCAACTAACGAACGCAAGCTAGTCATTGCATTATCAATAGCTCTGCGCTCGTCGCCGCCTTCTAAACCAGAAACTACGATACTAATATGATCTAGAATAATGTATTCGCAGTTGCAACCTTTTGCTAAATACCTAATGCGACTAATAAGATTTGTAGAATCTAACGAGCCAAAGTGGTCATAAAACAAAATGTTTCCTGATTTTAAAACTTTGTCAAAGCTTTTAGTAATTTCATCTTTAACAAAGTCGTTTGTTATATGTAGTGGTCTGTTTAAATCAATAGACAATAAACCTAATGCAGTTTTCTTTACTGACTCTTCAAGTGCAATGTAACCAATTTTTTTATTTTGATTAATTACTAAGTCATAAGCAATTTCTCTACACATTAAAGATTTACCAATACCTGTACCTGCCGTAATTGTAACAAGTTCGCCTTGTCTTAATCCGTGTGTCTTTTCATTTAATTCTTTAAAATGGTATGGAACAGATTCACTTGTATTTACTTCAAGTAAATTTTCAAGTAACGAGCTGCCTTCTACTATGCCGTCAGGTCTATAAGTTTTTGCGTCGTAAATTGCATCAATAAGTTGTTGTACTTTATTTGCAACAAGCATTTCATTTGCATCTTTAAGTGGCAATGTAACTATGCGCGCTTGTCCGGGTGCAAATAAATCTGCAACACTATTAGCGGCTTCAATACCAGGTTTGTCTTGGTCAAAACAAATAACAATATCTTCGTAACCTGAAACAAAATGCAAACTATTTTGTAAATCTTTTACAGCTGATTGCGCCCCATTTTTAATTGATACGACCGGCCATTTGTTTCCAAAGACTTGACTTACAGTTAAGCAATCAATTTCACCTTCGGTTATAATTATTCTTTTGCCACCATTTCTAAACAGCTTTTCTCCAAACAAAGTTGATTTTTTTGCGTCACCAGTCCAACTAAAAGTTTTATCTTTAAATCGAAATTTAGTAGCGGTGCCATAATCCATAACGTGCACAGCTTTGTTGTTAAGCTCACCAAGTTTGTAATTGTATTTTCTGCAAGTATCTAAAGTAATTTTTCTTTTTTTTAATGGTTTGTATTCCCCAATTGGTTGTTGCATTACATCTCCTTGTTTGTTTTCATAATAAGAGCAGCCAAAGCAAAACGCTGATTCGTCGTCGTACCTTGCCAAGTTGTCTTTTGAGTTACAATTTGGACAAGCTTCGTGACGCACAAAATTAGCCATTTGCTTCCTTCCATAATTCGTTAATAAATTCTTCGCCGTTTTTTAGTTTGCGATTTAAAAATTCAAGTTGATTAGATTTTGATTTTAAACAATGTGATGCTGCAACCCAATGTTGCTCGTACAAATGTTGTGAACCAGCATTTAAAATTAAATTTCCTAAACTAACACCTTTGTTGTGCTGTGCTTTAAGTTGCAACGCAATGTAATTAGCAATTGCAGAAAAATTAAAAACATCATAAACCCAACCAAGCCAAGCGTCGCTTGATCTCATAGTTGCAATACAATGTATGCAGTCGTTTCTAATAACAAACTGTAACGAACACGTACAAGGTATATCATTACTTTTATGAGGTTTTTCTCGCCAAATATTTATAACAGCTTGTCGAGTATTAACGTCGTTGTGTAGTGTTTCAATTACGTATGACAACTGATCTACAACTTTTGGCCCATACGCTCCAAAAAATCTTACACCGTCGTCTGAAAATTTTTCTATTAATTTTGAGTACGGTTTTATTGTGGCTACTCTATTATCTCCCGATAAAATCCAAGCGGCTTCCGCGTATCTAAATTTTTTTCCAATGTTACGTTGTTTGATAGTTACAAATGGTGAAGCCATTGGAATAACTGTTTGATGCCCAATTAATTCTTTTGTCTTCATGCCTCTTGGCGATACAGTTGATTCTGTTTCAAGTAACTTTTTTATTAATAAAATCCAAACGTCATTAGTACTCATAGTGTTGGCTCTTCTAAAATTAATTTTGCAATTGCGCCAACAATTGTGCATGGAGTTCCGTCTGACATTTTTGGCTCTTCGTTAATTAGCCGGTGTAAAGCTTCTTTAAAATCTGCATAAACTTGTAATTTAAGTGTGATATAATTGGAAAATATTTGACAAACTTTTTCCATGTCAGTTCCAATTTTAAATGAAGGAAATATGCGTACTACTCGTGGTGTGTAAGTGTCAGTTTCCTCTTTATAACCTACAATAACGTGGTATTTTTTATTGTTGTGACGAATTAAGACATTGCGACTACGGACTCGGTTACCTTCTGGTCTATAAGGTAACGTACTACTCATAAAAGTTTTGTCCTATAAAATTTTCAGTTTTGTCTTTTGTGTAATCAAACATTTTAAATTCTTTACACTCAATAAACAATTTGCTGTACATGTCATGCACACGATCAACAGTTTTAAAGTCTTCGGTTTCTTTTCTTTCATTAAATTTTTCTTGAACAGTTTTTTTTGGCGGCAAACAGCCTACGCAAATTGGCTCATACAGTTCTATAATGTGTCTCATTTCTTTTGCTGTGTATGCAATGTTGCCGTTTCTAAAAATGTGCCCATACACAATTTCTGAGGGCCACAAACGATCAATAATTACTTTTGGATTAGATCTTACAAGTGTTACATGAGCAGCAAACAAGTCGCCAACTTCCATAATAATGTCGCCTTTAGCATCACGCATTACATGTTTATTATTTTGTAAACTGTTGTGAACGTACACGTGATCAGGAAACTTTTTTATTAGCTCACCTGCCAACGTACTTTTGCCAGAACAGTCTGGTCCTTCAATTATTATTCTCATACGTATTCCTCTTGTGAATTAAAATTGTATTTTTGGTATACAAATTGTTTGATTAAAGCTAACGACGCTTGTTGAAGTTCGTTTAATTTTTTTTTGTCATTTTTGCCTCCAACAATACAAATACTAATTGATGTATCGGCGCCAACTCCAACAGCTTCAATGTCTATACCTTTTTCAATTTGACCAGTTAAATCAATAATGTAATGGTAACTTAAACCAAGCATACCAAGATCAAGTTGTTTTTTATTTAAATCGTGTTTTGTAAAATTAGTTTTTTCGTCTGTGTTTGTTCTGTAAACAACTAATGTATCTGTACTTAGTCTATTTTTTCTTCCGCTTTTTTGTAGCATTGTTTAGCCACTCCTTTGGTATTTTTTCATCAGCATATAAAATGTCGTTGTGTTCACACCACATGCCGTAAGTTGTTTTTGATTTTTTTGATATTTTCATTTTGCTATTACTAAAAACAAATCTTATGTCTTTATCTGGGTGTTGCTTTTTAATAAGCAAATGTTTTTGTCTGTCTTTAGTTTGAAATAAACCTTTTGCTTCAATAAAAATTCCATTTTTTAAAATAAAATCTGGTTTGTATGTTGCGGCTTTTTCAGGCACTAAGTATGGCAACAAAACAGTTTCGTATTCATAATCAATTTTTGCAGCATCAAGCTGTTTTGCAATTTTAACTTCGAAGCCTGACCTAAAGCCAAGCTTTCGAGCTTTAACAGTTGCTGGTCTATTAAAAGTCGTCGTCATCAGTTTCAGTAGTTGGAGTTGTTTCTTCTGTATTAAAAGCTTCTTCCATTTCTTCTGAATGTTGATAACTATTTTCTTGTGCTACAAAGCCAAAGCTTTGTTGACCGTTTGAATCACCTGATACAAGCTCAACGACTTGTACGGCGTTTAAATAAAGGGTAATTCCAGTATTTCCACCAGTGCTGTACGGTGCAGCAGTTGCTGACACAATAATTTTTGATCCACCAAATACATTTACGTTTTGTATTGGTTTACCAGCACCGTCAAACAAAGCTGGTTTATTTTTTGTTTTAAATTTAAAAACGTAATCACCAGTTTCTTTACCGTCTGCATCTTTTTCTTTTGCATACGGCATTTTACCTTTTTGTTTTGGGTAATGTTTTGCAAAGTGATCTTTTAAAACAGATGCAATGCCTTTGGCTTCCTCTGATGATAGTATAAGATCAGTTTTGTATACGCCGTCCGGATTAAATTTCGTATCGGCTTTAGTTAACCACGGAAACTTTGCAGTACCCAATGGCGTAATAAATTTATGATATATGTCTTTTGCCATAATCTCCTCTATTGTTAATTAAAGAATTCATAACGTGTACCTATTATACACTAGTGTATTGATTAAGAAAAAAAATAGTCAGCATTAATAACATCATTAATATCAAGTTTACCTTTTTGTGGTAGTTCTGGTATTTTGTGATGTAGCTTTTCAGGTATTAAAGGCAATACACTTTCTAAAAAATCTTCAAGTGGATCTACTTGTGAATACAAGTCTCTAAATGCTTCCCGTAAACAAATATTCATTTGCTCTTGATCTGCTGCGTGTGTACCAAACGAATCATGGACCATTGCAAAACTGTTTATATTATGTTGTTTGCAATAATGTATAGTCATAAACAAACAAGTCGCATCAAGCGCATGCACGAAATTTGGAGATATTCCGTTTGCTTGTCTGCGTTTATCAATGCGACTTGTCGTCGACCTAATTCTTATTCGACCCATCATTTTAGTTCGAAGTACTGTTTCGGCTTGTGAGTAATACGCTTGTCTTACTGGAAAACCAAGTGGAGTAGTCCAAAATACTGGAGTTTTTTGATCAGATAATAATCGAGCAACTTTTTGTAACCACGACATAGCTTCAGGCGCTTTAACAACTACTTGTCCAATTGATTCCCAAATTTTACTTGCTAAATAAATTGATGCTGCTTGTCGGTTATCAAAATGCATGTCTTCACCTGCATCAATGCGCTTTTGTATATATTCATCTACAAATTCTGTTGCTGAATATCTTGTTGATCCATAAGGTAAAGTCATAACTGAACGCTTACAAGCACCGCGATCTATGCCTATAGTTAGCCATTCATTAGCTAAAAATTTGCTCTTCTCGTGCTCCTCTGCAACACTTTTTTTATCTATTTCTAATTTTTTTATTACAACAGCCAGTACTTCACTATAAATGTCTTGCGGCGTATCTGAGTTTGTTAAGTTAACAGCTTTGCCTCCTACTTCATCTCTAAGCATTGCACTAAAATGTTGAAGTCCATTGCAGCTGCCGTCTGATGCAACCGGTAAATGTGAAATAAAGTTTTTACCTTCTCGAATATATCCTGCCCACTCCATGCATGCTGCTAAAAACGACCACGGATTATCTGCAGTTTCCCACCAACGTTCAGCAAATGGCTCTTTACTACAAGCAACAATTTTATCTGAATTATCTATTGTCCATTGTTCACGCTCATGCAGTGGAAGTTTATCTTCGCCATAACAATTAGCTACATGTATAGCTAAATATTTTGGACCAGTTTCTCCTAAAGATTTACCTTCACTAAATTCAAGTAATGCTTTAGCGTAGTCTGTACCTTGTGGATTTAAATATGGTACAACTGCATAAGCTCTATTTCTAAAGTCTGTTGTATGCGGATAATAAATTGTTTGCCCAACAAATTTTTCTGCAAGATACAATGTTTTAGCAGTTGCAAGTTTTTTTGATTTAGTTCTTTCATTTGCTGTGTGTACAGCTACAGCTTGACCTTTCCATTTTTTTAAAGACTCTTTATTTGTGGCAATGTCGTGTGGTTTTTGTGGTAAATCTAAAAGATTATTATTAATAAGTTTGCCTCGACTTCTATCGCCTTCATTAAAACAAGTTTTTAACACGAGCATTATTTGTTTGTTTACTCGCCAAGCTGTGTCTTGCATCGCATTAACACCTTCGTAAACAACGGGCATATCGTATTTAGTAAGTTCTTCTAAATAATTTAAATGAGAAGTTATTTTGTGGCCTTTTACAAAATATAAGTTTTTTAAAACTCGGTAACCACCATTATAAGGATTTGTCCACGCACTTGGTTTGACTAACATAGGAAATAATTCAGGATCAAGAAACTCGTTAAACTTTTTCGAGTTGCTTATCCATTCCATTGTTTTTTCTGTAGCTATAAGTGTGTTGTAAGTTTTACCTCTTTGATTCTTTTTTGATACTGCTACAAGTCCAGTTTCTTTAATAAATATTTCGATTAAAGCTTCGCCAACATGCAGCTTACTTCGAGTGTCCCATAAATTCCAAATAGTACCAATTTTCTGTTGCACTTGAGACATCTTTAATTTTTTATAACCGTAATGTACTGAGCGAGATTCGATGTCTTTAATTACTTTATCGACTAAATAAGGATTGTCTTTATGACACAAACTAAATCTAAGTTCATCTTCTATTTTGCCACCTAATGCTATTGCTGTGGCCGTAAATTTTCTATTAGTTGTTGTAATGGCATCAATTATAAATCTAGTTGTGATGATAGCAGCAATTTTCGGCTCAATCTGAGACAAAAGCTGGTGTGATAATGGTACAGGTCCAGAATGTGTTTCATTGATCTTATTAACGAGCCCTGTTGCAAATAGATCAATTGCCGCCGATGTCATTCTTTTGCCGTGTTTAGTAAGACTTTCAGACTGTTTTTCGGCGTGTTTTATGTCTCTATCTCTAGTTCTTTTGGCACCATTTAATCGCGATTGTTCTTCCAGCTCGCGTTGCTGTTGTTCTAAGTTGTAT